GATGGTAGAGGGATCAATTAGATCTGCCCATTCGGACAGATCTTGCTCTTGCCAGTCGCGTTGCTCCTGGTCGTAGTCTGCTGTAAACATGTCCCAGTTTTCGGTGTTTAAGTTGAGTGGGCGATTTATATCGGGTCTAAACATTGTGATTCCTCCTACAGGAATAATACTACAACTAATAATGAATCAGTCAGAATTAACCAATTCACAAGAAAAACCGACCGATGAGCGTGTAACGCGAATCGAGGTCTATGGACCGCGGTTAGTGGACATAGTGAGCGTGATTTTGGAATGTGTGCGCTTAACAGGGGGTGTGTGCGCAGTGTGTGCGCAAATGTGTGCGCACTTTGAAACAGTAAAAAGTCAGCAACCATGCGGGTTCTAGAGATGTGTGCTGTGTGTGCGCACTTATTTTGATCAAAGTTCGATTTAGAACTTAAAATCAATAAAGCGTTTAGATGTGAAAACGAACTTGAAAAAGCCTGCACACAGCGCACACAGCGCACACATTTGTGTAAGTCATTGATAACGTTAGCAATTGTGTGTGCGCGAATTGGGTTATGAAGTGCGCACACATTTTTCAAAGTGCGCACACACCTGTTTAGGTGCCGATCGCTGGTCATAGTCGCCGAGCCACAGCATCGATGGCCTTGGACCGCGAATCGCGGGCCGCGTACCCTGCTCGTGTGTAATATGCATACCACCATTGATAACTATGAGCTCGCATCTTGCACCTCCTTAGTATGATTGAGCACGTACCACGTACTAAGAACCGTGATTGGGCTGTTAATTAACAAGCACCATTCAAGCGTGAATAGAAACTTTTTCATGGGTTTTCTCCGTTAGTTGTTAATGCTTCATACATAAAAAAACCCGATGCGCGCGAAGCGGATCGGGTTCGTGGAGCGTGGTTCGTGTTACGCGGTGTACGGCTCCCAGCCGCTGAGGCTGACCTTGCCTTTCTTGCGCATGATGCCTTTGCATACTTGAATGGCAGCTTTGCGAGAATCAACGTTCATGAACCATCGCTGGTTCTTGTTGTTGGTGCCGATGATGATTGTCTTGTCGTTGCTCGGCGAACATACGTTCTTGAAAGTTACTGTCTTCATTAGATTACTCCTTCGGTGATTGCGGTCATAACGTCTAGGGTGAAGCTCGATTCAGCTATGTCTGCTGCTGTGTCAACGTCCTCCATAATTAGAACGACGGCAGCAACGGCTGCGATGTCTCTCCAGTTGTCCTTGCCAAACTGTACTGCCTTCTTGGTTCGTGGATCGTTGATGAAGCTGCGGAACTTGCTGGTCTTAGCGACTAAACTTTTCATGATGTATTCCTTTTATTGATTGGTTGTTTGAAACACTTGCGACTCCGACTGTTTTTGCTGTAAGGCAAAAACTGGACAAGGTTCCTGGGCACGAAACGCGAATCAAGGTTCCAGATTCGAAATCGGGGAAAGGTGTGGGGAAATACTTCAAGTAGAGATAATGCGTGAGCGATATAAACGTACTTTTCAAAAAAAATTTTCAAAAAAAATCGCTACTATTAATAGCATAGCTAATATAGTATGCAGCGCATGGCTAAAGTTAAGACCTGCAGGATCTGTGGTATAACAGATGATATAACGCACTTTGATAAAGGACGTGTTGTATGTACAGCTTGTCGGACGCAGCAAAAAGAAATCATAACGTCTGCTAGTTACGAAGCCTACCTGCAGCACCTATTCATCAACGCCAAGTCTAAAGTAGCCCACAAAAAAAGGACAAGGGACCACGAATTTACAATAACGCACGAATTCTTAGTACAACTGTGGGAAAACCAGAACGGGAAGTGCGCAATATCCGGTGTGTTCCTTACACACCACAGAGATGGCTCTGGGGCAAAAGACTTCAATGCTTCTATAGACCGCATATCAAATGCCAAAGATTACACGCCAGATAACGTCCAGTTAGTGGCATATCGCATAAACATAATGAAACACGCTCTGTCTGAAGATCTTTTTTACTGGTGGATCAAGACAATTCACGATTTTTCTTGTGATTAATTATTAGTAGAGCTAATATAACGCATGATGGAGATAGAAGTAGTTGCAATAGAAGGCTTAGATGCCGCGATTATCGGAACTACTATTCGGGACCGGCAAGAAGTGCTGTGCTACGACTACGATAAGTGTGTGGCCATCATCATGGCCAAAGGGCATTCGGAAGAGTTTGCCGAAGAATATATCGAAGGGCTGTCCTCGCAAGACTTTGAGGGCGCGCCTGCATTTGTGTATTTTGATAATGACCAAGAGTTCTATGGAAGCATCCCACCAGCAGGAGTTACCGTCCACTGACCTAGTCAGTGAGCACACCGAGTTCCAATCGCATATGCCGTACATGGGCATAAGCCGCGGATCGCTAACCATGCAGCAAGAGAAACTGGTCTCGCTCATCAGTTCGGGCATGACAATCGCGGCTGCTGGTCGCGGTGCGGGATACTCGTCCCCCCAGGCAACCTACGCCGCTGCAAAAGTCCCAGATGTCCAACAGGCAATTGAGTATTTCCGTCAGGAGATGCGTGAAGAGGTGAAGTTCACCAATCAGCACGCCCACATGATGTACATGGAAGCGTACAACACCTCGGCGAACGCCACCGAGATGAAGAACACCACCGATTCCCTGGTGAAGCTGCACGGTCTTGCTGCACCAGAAAACGCCACCCAAGTGAACATCAACATTAACGGAACGAAGCAGCTCGAGAGAATGAGCGACGAAGATTTGTTGAAGATCGCGGGTAAAGACCTCGACTACCTCGAACCAAAGAGTGATTAATTATGCCAGGCCCATTAGCAATAGCCGCCTATCAGGGCGGAGCAGCAGTAGCTAGATATGTAACGAAACACGGAGTTAAGAAAGCCGTAGAAAAATATGGCAAAGCGGCACTAAAAAAGGTCGCAACTAAGAAAGCGGCTGGAAACGCTGCGGCTAGAACGGCCCTCGTATCAGGTGAAGGCGCTGCTGTAAAAGCGGTGAATAGCCGAAGAGCGAAAGCTAAATCTGGCAAGAAGAAAATGAGTGAGAATCGAGCAAACTTAATAAAGGTTGCCGAGGAAAAGGCTAATACAGCCAGTTACCGCGCTGCAAAACAAAAAGCTGACTACGAACGTCGGACGGCCGCTAAGGCTAAGCCCGCAGCGAAAAAGAAGTCCATTATTTCAGTAAAGAAGAACAAGACACCCCTGGCCACGAAGATTGGTAAGGCAAGAAACAAGATCTACAACCCCGTTAGTAAGAGGAGGTAAAAATGCCCAGAAGTACTGAATTCCCGCACAACAAAAAACAGGCCGCTGCACAGGTAGCTAAGCTGAAGAAGGCTAACGCTGCTAAGAAGAAAATGGCCGGTAAGTCCTATGGGAAGAAACTTACAGCTAAGCAAAAGGAATTTGCAGCAATGACTCCCGCCCAGAAAATGGCCGCAGCCGAAAAAGCTGCAAAAGCCTCTGGCTCATCAAAGCCGAAGAAGTCTAACGCTGCACTGATAGCTAAGAAGAAAGCGAAGCCAAAAGCAAAGCCTAAGAAGAAGGCATACAAGCCTTACTAAATGACTGAAGTCACAAAGGTCGAATGCATACGCTGTAAAGCGTCGCACCCCGAAACACTGTACGCGGGGGGCGACCGACTCTGCGTGTATTGCAAAGCGGACATCGCGGAGCAAGAACCGCAGCCCGCGAGCCCCGAACCGGAGCCCACGAAGCAAGAGTCGTTAGAAGATAAGGCGCGCGCGGAACTCGCACTGCGCTTCCTGACCCGTAAGCGGTTGTTGCCGTTTGTTGAAAGGTTCAACCCTGACTACCAAGCGGGCTGGGTCCACAAAGATATTTGTAAACGACTAGAGGAGTTTAGTAGAGATGTCGCTGAAAAGAAGTCTCCAAGACTTATGCTATTTATGCCACCCCGACACGGTAAGAGCACGCTCGCGTCAGTTGCGTTCCCAGCTTGGCATCTGGGTAGACATCCAGAGCACGAATTTATCAGTTGCTCGTATTCAGGCTCTCTGGCAATGGCATTTAGCCGAAAAGTCCGTGGTCTCTTACGTGAAGAGGGATTTAAGTCTTCTTTTAAAACCCGCCTCGACCCTCAGTCTCAATCTGCTGAGGCGTGGCTTACTAGTACTGGCGGGGGTTATGTTGCTGCCGGTGTTGGCGGTGGTATTACTGGTAAGGGCGCTCATATCCTTGTCATCGACGATCCGGTAAAGAACCGTGACGACGCCGAATCATCGAACGCACGTGAAAGTACTTGGGACTGGTATACATCTACGGCGTACACACGTCTCGCTCCTGGTGGGGGTGTGTTGGTTATCCTTACTCGCTGGCACGATGATGACCTTGCAGGGAGATTACTTAAAGCAGCAGCAGATAACGGCGAGCAGTGGGAAGTTGTTAACTACCCAGCTCGAGCAGAAGTCGACGAGGAGTTCCGATTACAGGGAGAAGCTCTACATCGTGAACGTTACGACGAAGATGCGCTCGCTAGAATCGAGAAGGCCGTCGGACCGAGAGATTGGTCGGCGCTGTATCAG